TGGCACAAGCTTTATTAACCAACCAATTTTGTGCAAGTATTCCGCATAACTGTGCGCCTATAAAACCTTGGTTGGCGTACCAGTACATTAATTGGTCACTCATGTTAGATTGACCAGCAGAATACATTTTAAAAGCAGGATAACCATTATCTGAGTTATCCATCGCACCTTCATTATGCAGTAGGGCAGGTTGCTCTCGATAAATAGCTGACAACGTATCATTAACAACAGCTTTAACCCTAAAATTATCTAATTCATCATAATCATGCGTACTAAAAAGACTTTTTTTCTTTTTAGGTGCTGGCGTGGATTCTGTAGGTTGTTTTTTAAACCAGTTAAACATATATTTATTATCCAAAAAATGAACGTTTACGCATATCGCTTGATAGATTTGCCATTACAAACGCATCTGCGATGTTTGGAGATGATATACCACGTTTTGCCAAATCTTTCTTAGATTCTACCTTGATTCTACCATTATTATCATAATCTTGTAACGGTGTACACAATTCATCGATTAAAATAGCAAGATTAGGCATTTTTGAATCAATAAATATCATTTCATCATTATTAAATTCTTGTTTATTAGTCACAGCATTAAATGTATTACGAAACCTATCCGCTATCAAATACCATGCTTGTGCTTTTATATTAGAAAAATAGTCCTTATTCTTAATTCCAGATCGGTTGTATTGATGCTCTGGCTTGGCAACCTTACCACCTGCAAAAAACTTCTGATGCTCTATTTTTAACTTACTTCCATTGTTCAATTCATTAAACTTTGCCCCAGACGTTGCTCCCACACCAATAGCATCATAAATAATCAAGCTGTTTTCAATTCTTGCTCTAGTCCACACCCGTGTACACGATTTCAGCAATTGATCATCTTTACTGTGCCACATATCCGACCATAAATTTACCGATCCATAGGCTTCCACCATAGCACAATCATCTTCACCTGAATCTGCTACGTCAAATCCTATTCTGCGTGTACCTAGTGGCTCAATTCCAAGCTTAAGATGCCCATCAATGGCAGCCATGACATGTGATCTTTTAATAATAGCTGATTCATCATCATCTTTTGGCTGACCTAAATACACATGATCAAAATCATCATCATATTCTTTAGCTTCATTAATAACCCTTAACATAGTAGAGGAGAGGTATGGATTATCGGGATAATTTACTTGCCTAACAATACAATCGTTGGGTGGATTCACTACAAACTTTTTATAAACAAAATCTGTCGCCAGTCTAGGATTGAACACAATAAATATCTTACTGTTCTCTGCACGAATTGTCGGCATGATAACTCGCCATTGTTCTTCAGTTAATCCTTCCGCTTCCTCGATCCACAATACCTCCACACCGGTCATACCTTTAATTTCATTTAAGTTTCTATTGATCCCCAAAAAAGTGAAGTTAGATCCTGTCGTCTTATGGCGTATCTCATTCGCCAGCACTACAAATTCATCCTGCAATCCAGCTATGTCTATACATTCAACAATGGTGGACATAACAGAATCTGACAGTCGGTTTTGAAACTGCCGTACACATAGAAACTTAACCGTGTAGTTAGCTGCCATGTACACACAGAAACCAGCCGTATGATAAGTTTTACCGCTTGCACGACCGCCATGCAGAACATAATACCGGTAGTCAGGATTTTCATAAAACCCTTCAAGATTAGGGTTAAGAATCGGTTTTGACATCTAATACTCCATCTGATAATCCAATACCATAAAAATCCGCTAGTGTTTTCTTGCCTACAATATCACCAGTCTTAGTAAGTCGATCTACTGTCTGCTTATTGATATTCAACAAATTCAATGAGGGTGCAGCTGCTTCATTAGCTGTCTTGGTGATGGCGCTGATGATCGCCAACATTTGTGCGTCACCTCCCTTATCAAGCATTTCCTCTGTCATTTCATTCGCCAATGTTGATAACTTACGGAAATTAATAGCACCTTGCAATGCACCTTCCGTTAAGCTTTCACTAATGGACATTAAAGCTTTTGCCATGTCCCATGCTTTCTCCTGCACTTTAGGAGGTAGTTTTTGCAATTCATCATTTGCATATTCATGCGCCAACACTATCTTGGCAGCTGCTGTTTCAATAGGGGACTCTTCTACGACACCAGCAAACTTATAATTGATTGCTTGCCTAGTAATTCCATACTCCCTAGCCAAGTCTGCTTTCTTTTCCCCCATGCGTATACGAGTGTGAATATTAGTCCATTGCAAGGGCGTTAATCGCACCTGAACCTTCTTATGTCTGTTATTTCTATCTTTATCGTGTGGCATATGTAAAGTTTTCAAAATTCTTGTAAAAAAATTATTACAAAATATACCATCAAAACGACAAGAAAGTGTAAAGTTTTTATCGACAAATATTCTTATTTTTTACGCATTTGTAAAGTTTTTGTGGAAACGGCTATGGACTTAGGGGGTGTCCCCCCACTTTTTTCTCCCAGGACAGTCATGACCGCCCTAGCCCACGGCAGGCAAGCCCTCGATTTAGCTACCGCCCTAGCCCACGGCTGACGGGGCTTAGGGGGGTGCTAGATTTTAACGACTTGCGTTCGTAGGATATACCAGCAATCGAACTAACAGTATAACTTATTGATTTTATTATATTATTTGTTTTTTGTTTTAAATTGTACCCCCATATATACCCCCATTTTACTTTACTGTTTTATATGTATATCTGTTTTTTAGATATTATTTTGATATTTATATCTGATTATTAGATATAGGGGTAAGGTAAAGGTGCAAGGTTAAAATGTTTGAATCACTCAAACCATTTCTAAATAAGACTAAATAATTCTATTGACATTATCGAATAAACATATACAATTTAATCGTAGTCTAATTTAACCCTTAACAAAAGAGCTTATAAAATGAAAAACATATTTCTAATATTAATATCATCTGTAATTTTAACATTTATCATTTTGTCATTACCTATGACGGTAGTCCTTAACTCCATGTTATTGCTACTTGCAATCATGTCTTTTTTGCCATTTTATTTATTAAAGGCTTAAGACTATGAACCTATTCAATATTGATTACAAAATTTACATATTGGCTGGACTTAGTTGTTTAGCTTTTATTATTGGCATACGTTTAGTCTGTATGCTTCTAGTTGTTTTATCTTAACCATTAACAAAAGAGAATTATTATGAAAAAGACTATTTCCGAGTATGAATTTACAAATCATCCAGTTTTACAAGATAACTTCAGTTATTTTGGAAGAATTGCTTTATTCGATGCTCTTGAACAATTAGAAGAAGACTTAGGTGAACAATGGGATTTTGATCCAATCGCGATTAGATGTGATTTTACAGAATATAAAAATATTCAGGAATTCTGGCAAGATTACGACAGATACACATATCAGTGCATGTCTGACATAGAAGATGAAACAACTGTTATATATGTTGAAAATAGCGAAATTTTTATTATTCAAAATTTTTAAAAAATAATTAACTTAACTAAAAAGAGCATATCAAAATGAAACTTCAAGATTTAAGACTAGCACTAACTGCAACACCTAAAAAAACTGATATTAGATATTATCTTAACGGCGTAAAAGTTACAGAAAACACTGTAACGGCAAGCAATGGGCATATCTTATGCCATATCAATACATATCAAAATGAAATCCCAGCGCAATTAGATAATAATGATATACCTATCCCTGATAATTTTTTAATCATACCAGTAGAAACTATCAAGGCACTATTAAAAAAGATAGGTACAAAACACGAAAACAAAGAAGTTGGAATATTTTTAATAAATAACAGGTATGAATTAACCTGTATGAATCAAACCGAGATATTCACGCCTATTGATGGCAAGTATCCATCATTCGATAAAATACTAACTCCGGTAAAAGCAAATAACCATGAAGAAAATTTAAATAAAATCTTGCATCAATTTGACTGGTCATATGTCGCACTTGCTAATGATGCTATCTGTAAATATTACGGCAATTCAACACCAAAAAGATTATATAGCTGTAATGAGTGCGGTTATTTCATGCCATCTTTAGATAATGACTTAATTTATGTCATTATGCCTTGCAGGAACTAAGACAATGTATAAAGTATATTTTGTATATAACCAAACAATTCACTACATGCTATTTGATTACTTAGACACTGCGACACGTTTTGCAAAACAACACAATACCGAGGCTATATATCCATGAAAAAATACACTGTTTGGGTTGATGGCGTTGAAGTTGAAGAACATTATTATTGTTGGATATATAACGATAACAATTTACCAGAAAAGCATATATACGCACATGCTTTAAAACTAGATGAGATTATAAACAATGTATAAATTAAAAGCTGGTAGGCCACCAATATCTAAAGAATTAAAGAATAAAGGTATTATGATTTCATTACCGATAATTTTAATTGATAAGCTAAAACTGGAACGTAATAAAAGTAGGTTAATTCAAGATTTATTAATCAAACATTTCAAGTTATAACCCTATACCCCTATAACCCTATAAGCCATCTTAACCGATGGCTTTTTTTTGCCCAAAATATCCCAAAATATCCATTCTAAGCTACTTTTAAAGCTTACCCGCTATCCTACTATTACCCATCATAAAATCATTCAACTATAACGTTATTTGATAGTTTAAAACTATATAATTTTAACGTGTCATCATGTCACATTATCAACTATCAACTAGAAGTCTATAATCATTACCAGTTTTAAAAGCTATTAAGCAGTTATTCCAAGTAATAGCCATAAACCGCTAAAAACCACGTTTTAAGCTTGTTTTACAGTTTAGCTATATAACTATATTACTTTAAAGTTTTAACGCCTAGAATCGATTATTTTAAGTTTTGACTTTAAAAACTGTTTAAAATCAATGACTTATAAAACCTAGTGTTTTAGTAGGTTATTAATTACCTTATTTCCTACTAGGTTTTTGGGTATTTATTCCTACTATTTTAGTAGGTTTTTATGAAAATCTCATAAAATCCCCTATTTTCCCACCTTTCCCACCAACCTTCCCACTTACACACCACTAACTCTTACACACGCATTAACCTACAAATTTAACTCCTACGCAACGTTTTACCAAAACCTATACAAACACATCACTAAAACAATAACTATTCGCTATGACGAGCTTTACCACCTTCTACCGCTATTTCATGCTTCTTTTCAGAACTTAACGTATCATCACGTTTATTACCACCTTGTCTTGCAATCGCCACCTTCTCATTATGCGTAAGCACCTTAGCTCTTGCTTGACCACCAAGACTTTGTGGACTAACCTTACTTTTCTCTTCTTCAGCCATTCATGTTCCCCAATTAAATAATAATGCAAAAAAGGTTAAGCAAGTAAGCTTAACCTTAAGCAAGCAAGCAGAAGCCTACCCATACTTCACCATGTCTTCACGACACTCTATCGAACACCATCTGCCAATTGCAACAGCATCGCCACACCATAAACATTCCCCAGATCCATCAATGTGCAGCTCGCCTTCCTTACAAGCATCTATAGATGCTTTAAGCATCTTCTCATAATATTCATTTGCAACATCTACTTCATCTGCCATTTATTTACACACCAATTACGCCAATTAACATACGCCATGTTAGGTGTATCGCCATAGGCAATTCTATAATTACAATAACATTTCCATATCCTGTTTTCATATTTAATTTTTGGCTTTGTAGCTGTCTTCATTTGCTTTAAACCTTCTTAACTTTTTCCTATTCTTGTTACTTGTCTTTAATGCCATCAACTATCACCTGGTATGTACTGGCATATCATTCTCAATATACCTTTTCTCATTACAATCTTTACCATAACACCACTTTTGCTTCAAACTATACAGCATCATCCAATGGGTGTGTTTACATATCGCCAGCTGCTTTGGTGCGCTAAATAAATTAATAGGTGGAAACCTCATAACAAATCCTTAAAAATCTCATAATACAACCATTGCACAGCAACATAACCTATAGCTACCCAGATCATTATCTCAATCATTTCATTTCCTCTTCAACTCTCATATCTTGATAACGTTCCAACGTATCTATTGCTTCTTGAACATCCTGTCCTTCATCTTTGTTCCCTCTTGCTCCTGCACATAACAACTTCTTAATTGCATGTTGTAAACATGGATCTGTAACCTCAAACAACTCCAGCACTCGATACACATCAATCCCATCAAGATGTGTCACCTTCTTAAAGTAATGATTATGTTTCATTCCACCCACTCATTCCACAACACAATAATAAAAATAATAACACAAATGGCATAGGGTAAAACCGTTAACGTATCAACCATAGCATCAATCCAAACAAACCAATAAAAAACCCTATTACCAAAGCAATAGGCATCAAATACCATTTAGTCATTTTTCTTTTCATCAACAACTCCATCTCTCTTCTGTTGAAACTTACCTTCATGTAACACAACCTTACCATCCTCTTTAATCGCAACAGCACTTATACCAAACTGCTTTTGTACCATTGTTAAAAACTCATTTATTTCATCCATCCACAATCCCATACCAAATGACATACCACTATACCCCTCTTATAGAGAGGGGGTATGGTAGGTATATCCTAGATCATTCCACTAACAGGTATCCTATACCACTGGTATTTTAGTGGTAGGTATATACTATACCAGCCACCAATAGCTACCATTATTACCTATAACCTTTTGTTTTAAAAGAGATTCTCTGCAACGTGCAAAATCTTTTGATACGTTTTCAGCTCCTTTAAAAGCATCTTTAACAAACATATACCACTCATCATAATGCACAGTGGTATAGTACCCACCTTCATTGTCCATAACGCAATCTTTTCTACCATGAGTTTCTAATGTTTGAATAAAAGAGTCCATAGTTTTTTGCTGATTTTCTGTCAATTCTTTTTCTTTTTTAGAAGCAACACCTTCATATTTTAAATAAACAGAAGTAATCTGCTTCTTTTCATCAACGTCATAGAACATTTCTCCATCAAGATCAACTTCTTCAATGCTAAACTTCATATCCGAACCAGCTCCAAAATCTTTTGACTTGGTACAAGCAAACTTAACAACATCCTTACCGTCCTTACTCACACAAAACTCTGCGTCCATCGCTGCTTTTATTGACGACGATCCTCTCGACCTTCCCTTGTCCCCGTGTCCAGAATGGTGAACAGTAATTATCGCTGCATTTAATCGTCTAGCGAGCAATTCTATAGACTTAAAATACATTGCCATATCTTCACTACTGTTCTCGTCACCAACCATGTTTCTGTGCAACGTATCAATAATAATAATGTCTGGTTTGAAATCCATATCCTCTACCAATTTACAAATATTCTCCGCTTCACGAGCATCAAGTAAATTAATAGATCTTCTGCTAAAACGTATACGATCTCCATTTATACTGCTTCCCTTATACTTCTGCATCAATGCTTTAAATCTAAATGTAGCACCACGCAAGCCTTCACCCATGATGATCAATGTGTTCAACTCTTCTTTTACCTTGTGACCGTGCCAATCTTTACCAATCGCACCGCAAAATGCCCAATCCATAGCAAACAAACTTTTACCAGCACCAGATTCACCAAACAGTAAATTATTTGATCCACGTTCAAGTATTCCTTTGATCAACCACTGTGGTGTAGTGACATTGCTCATCATTTCTGATAATGATACAAACAATCCCTCATGCTTGATCTTTCCAAAAACAGTATCACGCACAGCATCAATGCCATGTTGCTTCATGACATCGTTAAAATCACCATAGGTTTCTGGATAAACTACATCAACACCACATAGATTGGCTTTATCTATACCAACGCCATGAATATCATTATCTGCACAGATAACAATACGTTTCTTGTCGTACTGTATCTTCAACATATCAGTTACAGCTTTAAGATTTCCTGCTGTAAACGCAATACATACCGCTAGATCAGTTGCCTGGTGTAAACTATCCGCAGTTGCAAATCCTTCTGCTATCAATAAAGTTTCAGATGCAATCGGATCTCCTATCCAACAATGCCCACCTTGCATCTTACCGCCAGAGTGAAATCTCTTTGCTCCATCACTAAAAATAGACTGCAATGACTGTATGTTGCCTAATTCATCATATACCGGTATCAAAAGCTTTCCACCAAACACTTTCGCCATGTTTGGATTGATACCTTTATCTGTTAAATAGTCATGCTCCTTAACAACTACCGCTGCATCATATAATGATTTAGCCTCACGAGCTGCAACAGCATAAGCTTCATCACGCTCAATAGTTGCCTTTCGTTTAGCTTCCTCAAACTGCTGACGCATTGCCTCCTGTTCAGTAATACTTGGCGTATAATCCCTGTGTGCTTGCCATTGGTGTTGCTCTCCTGTTCGCCAACATCCAAATACCGCTCCCTTACCATCATCAAATACTAACACCCATCCAGACTTATCAGATTGACGTTTGCTCGTTGAAAACCGAGTAACTTTTCCAATACCAATATTCGGAGGTGGCGTATAGCCAACCGCTTTTATTGCATCAGTAAGTTCACTTAACATTGAAATAGTCACTTAATCTTTTGACTAAATCATATGAAATTACTTTTAATTTTTTATTAGAAAACTTCCAAAGAGTTACATAACTAATACCTGAATCTCTCGATAGGTAAGATAAGTTCAAAGGCTGTAATTTCTTTATAATTTCTTCTGGCGTAAGCATTGTTTTTTCCTCTTGTTAAAAAAAAATATTTTTAAAGTATTGCAATTTTAATTTATATCGGTAAGATAAGCAACTCGAAAAGAAAGAAATTTAATCTCAATAGGAGAAAACACCATGAGCATACTAAGCTCTATAGCAAAACCAGATGATCGTTCGATCATTTGTACAATAACTGGCGATGCAGGATTGGGTAAAACCAGCCTTGCATCAACCTTTCCCAGCCCAATCTTTATTAGAGCTGAAGATGGCTTACAAGCCGTTCCTTCAGAATCAAGACCAGATGCTTTTCCATTATTATCAAATACTGATCAATTATGGGAACAACTTACTGCTCTCATAAAAGAGGATCATAAGTATAAAACACTTGTGGTCGATAGCGTTACACAATTAGATACATTGTTTACGAATTACATCGTAGACACCGATCTAAAAAAACCAAAATCAATAGCTCAAGCACTTGGCGGTTATGGTGCTGGCTTTCAAGCATTGTCATCACTTCATGGTCGTGTACGCAAAGCTGCTGGCATACTGAACGAAACCAAAGGTATGAACATAGTGTTCATTGCTCATTCAGAAACAGAAACAATTGAACTACCTGATGCTGATCCGTATACCAGATACAACATTCGTATGCAGAAGAAGTCTGTATCACACTATACAGACAATGTTGACCTGGTGGGCTATCTAAAGCTTGAAACCCATACTATGGGTGATGGCGAACGTAAAAAAGCAATCAGTGACGGAACTAGAATACTGGTAACATATGCGTCCGCATCGAATGTTAGCAAAAATAGATACGGCATAACAAATGACTTAGTTGTAATGGCTGGTCAAAATCCTTTAATTAATTTAATTCCTAGCATTGGAGCGTAATATGAGTAACTTTTGGGTAACATCTGATAACAAAAAAATTGAAGCAACGGGTGCATTTACTTCTGGTGGCGGAAAGATTGAAAACATTCCTGATGACACAACTTGTTTAGCTTTGATTGATGAAGCTGGCATTGCTGATTATGAAGGTACTGAATATGTTAATTTGCGTTGGACAATAGCAGAACCTATTGCATACAAAGGTCGCAAAATATTTCAAAAAATACGAATTTATGATGCTGATCCTAAGAAAGCGGATAAAGCTAAAGAAATGTTATTAAACATTGATGCCAATTGTGGTGGAAAACTTGCTGAAAGTGAAGAAGCACCAAATGATAAATCAATGGCGAAAGCCCTTCTCAACAAACTAATGTTAGTTAAAGTATTAGTGTGGGAACTGAACGGTAAATCTGGAAATTGGATAGCATCTGTAGCTCCAAGAAAAGGTGTTTCTTTACCAGAACCAATTGCTACAAAAGAACCAACTATTGAAGATGTAGATAACATTCCTTGGTAAACAACCATAACGCACAAGGATGTGCATTTTTAACTATTAAAGAGATAAATAAAATGACTGAAAAAAATGTAAACAGATTGACTCAAAAACAAGTTTGGGAAATTTCAAAAAAAATAGAAGCAGATATTGAGTTGTACAGAAATGTTGAATACAAGTCTATTGCTGAATCAATGGAATTAATATTTGATTATGAAATTACTGTATCAAATATCCAGCACATTAAAGAAGTAACTGGATTGCAAATTGGCAGACCTTCAAAAAGAC